GCAAAGGCGTGATTGCCCCGATGTAGGTCGTTATGGACTCAGGCCTAGAAAGTGGGTCTGATCCATCTCGGAAGCCTCGCGGCAACCGAGCTGCTTTGGCCTTCACCCTCGTTTTAAACGGACGAGGTGAGTAGAACAAGCCATCGCCATCCGGTATAAGATAACCACCTACGGCCAACATCATCGCAAAGTGAGAGGTTCCTAGTCTCACCCGCGGGGGTTGGGGTCGCAGGTAGGTATATCTAACCGGGCACGAGGCGGTACGGATACCTTCGTGGTCTCCGTGCCACTCCGGCACGAGCCGGATCACATCGCACATCGCCTTAAGTGTTAGCAAGGTTCTGTGAAGCACCATACGGTGTTTCGCTCCCCATGTTAAAACTTGATTAATAGCGACGTAGATGTCCGAGGTAGTTGCAAGGCTCTTAATATAGAAGGGTGTAACATCATACCCTTCGTAGTAATCGCCACCGCAACTCTCCCGGAAAGACCCGGTGTGAAAGGACTTATCGTGGTTGACGATAAGACCTGCCGCTTCCAGCAATGCCGTAAACCCTTCGTACTCAGAGGTCTCGATGATGATATCATCACCAAAGATTCCAGTTCGTTTCCAATCAACCCAAAAGGTATGTTTGGTACGTTTCTGTGTACGGTAGGCATACAGCAAAGCTGTCAACGTTAGTGTCATTAAAGGGAAAGTAAAACCGTTCCCCATAGTTGACACCATGTTGAGCCCGACCCATCCTTTACCAGGCACGTCGATTTCCGCAGAACGGATATCTTCGATTACCTGAACAAGTTTAGGTGGGTAAAGCAGCCGGACTAAGGTCATAAGGATAAGGTCTGATGCGGACTTTAAGTCGATAGTACAAAGCGTACCATCAACCGAGCCAAGCATCGCCAGCAGTTTGTTCTTCTCCTGCTGGCTCCTTATATCTAGACCTATCATGCGTAGAACATCCTCTAGGTAGGCGCCCAGCGCGAGCTGCAACGCCATATTTCCAGAAGGCTCGATCGCAATAGTCCGTTCGGTAGTCTCGTTTTTGAGAACCGTTGTTAGACGTGAACCTCGGACCTCTAGCGTACCGTCAGAACCTTCGCTTTGATCTTTTAAAGCGAAATAAACGTTCTGCCGACGGAGGCGTAACACCCAAGGTTTACAGCGAGCAGTGCATGTCATCTTCTGCTGAATCTTCTCAGCGGCGTGAGTGCCCTTTATTCCATTACTGGAACCGGGCCCAAAACGCCAAAGAGAAAGCATATGATGAACATCCAAAGGATCTTGTATATTCTCAGGATTAATTCTTGTAGCGAAGCGTTCAAGTACAACCGTGAGGAAGTACTTAGCGTCTCGTACAAGTTGTTCATCCAGATCAATACAAGTAGAGCCAGCGCGTTCGTTGATATCCAGAAAGTCCGATATCGCCTTCGCTCGAAGCTCCGGCCGATGGTAACGAGCCTTTTTACGAGCTCGTTGCACCTGACGCTCCATTGCAAACCTAATCTTAGGACAAGCAGGAGAAGCGTCATTCAACTCGCCTAACAAAGCTGCGAAGACGGTGTCTAACCGCACCTCGTCACTTTTAACTTTTCTCACAAGATATCTCCTGATGAGATGGTTAACGTCACATGACGCCGGTGATCACGGTCTGAGCGATACCATCAGCCTGGCTCCAAATCGCACCTGCGTGCGCGGAGACCATGGCCTTGATATCTTCAGGCTCGTAAGTCTCGGCTCCCGCTGCCACTTCGATGACCGTAGTGATACGGCACGGAATGGAGTTCTGATTCACCGCTGGCTGAGCACCCTTACGGGTGATAAGCTTGTAGGTGTTCATCGGGATGTTTTTGATGACGCCGGTGACCGGATTGGCCTGAGGCAGGGACTTCAGTTGAAGCGGTCGAAAGAAAGACATTGTGAACGGCTTGCTCACAGTGTTGACTTCGACGTTCGTCTGGGTCCCGCCCAAGGCAGTAACGGCGTATTGCTTGCCGTTAATGGCCGGTGCAATGTCGGAAGTGAGAGTGTAAGTCGGGCTAGTGAGACCCGACACGGTAGCACCCGTCAAGGGTGAAGATGGTGCAAAAGCCATGGATGGCTCCTAAAGCTTGCGGCTCACTAGAAGTGAGCTCAGGTTTAGCAGTTTGGTAACTGCGTTAATTCCTATCTCGTCGACAGTTTTGAATCTAAGCTGTCTACGGGGTAGGTTCGTAAGGGCTCCGCGCTCAAAGTCAAAGAGATAGCCAGAGGCACGAGAACCGCCTGAGTTGGAGATTTCTTTCCAACCAGTCCACGGTACGTTCCAAAAGCTACTCTCAAACTTTGAAAGTTGGCGCCTGTTCTCAACAACGTAAAACGTTGTTGTACCGTCATCGGAGAAAACATCCTCCAAAAATGCGCCCATAGTGGTGAAATAATCGAACAACCAGGAATAAGGAGTAAGTTCCCATAAAGCCGGAACTATGTCCCCAAACTGGAGTCCGAACTTTCTATCCACCGTGTACGCATTGGCGGTAGCGAGGTCTAACTTGATCCCCGCAATGAACCGGTAGCCAAGTTCATGTTCGATGGTCCAGGAATAACGGATGTTATTCCCAAAGCCACCGTTCATGCTCCCGAGAAGGCTTGTATCAACATATCCTTCTCGCCAGCGCTTGGTCGCGCCGCCGCTGAGACGAAGAACCTTACTTTGCGCATCGAGATAACTTTCGATTGCAGCAATAAGGTCATTGGCAGTAGCTATCGTTGGCGTTACCGCAAACGAGAAGTTAAGCCAATGTTCGGCAGCGTATTTCGCGGCAGACCGCCCTTTGGTCTTCCGAAGCTCAAGTAAGGCTAACACTAAATCGTAACCAAGTGATGCCGTAGTTCTAATAGAATGACGGAGTTCACGAAGTTCAGCGATCGGTGCAATTGCCTTGAAGTCATTGAGCTCGCTACTAAGCTTCCTTTTAAGACGCGATAGTGCAACGTCTCTCAAAGAAGAGTCCGTCGTGGGTTGGCAAGGAAACGAACCGGAATAACCGCCCCAGACCATGTCATTTCTGGCATTGAAAGTGGCGTTCAACTCCTTATCGTATCGCATGCCGCTCCACGAGATTCTACCCGGACGGAGGCGGTAAACCCTCTTTGCATATGGGTTACTCGCACTCGCCTTAGAAGCAATCTTGTCGCGCCATTTTGGATCAGAAACACGATTGACATAACCGTCCCCGACAAGTACCTGCGAGTCGGAAGAGGCGTACTGATAGGTCCCAGGGAATCTGGAATCTGTGTACGGCGACTTCTTAACTTTACGGTAAGTGAAGGGTTCGTTTATGACGGCCATGAGTCTCTCCAAGGGCAACAACGACACGTCGGAAGGCGTGCCGCAAAAGGGACCTCCAACCTAGACCCCCTTACCTCCACCGAGGGTACGAAGGATATCTCGCAATCTATCACGCAAAGTCTCAAGATCATCATGAGACATGCTATCAAGATGCTCGCCTACGACTTCGGTCATCCGAAGCCGTTCGGCGAGAAGTTGAATCTCTC